ATTTTGGAGATGTACACGATATTGAAAAATGGGCAGGTATGGCACAAGATACTTTCATGTCCCTATGGGATTATGATAATCATGTAATTGATTATGTTAAACAGAAAGGTACTCTTGCATCATATGATGGAATGCTTTATATGCCTGATGAATTTATTCTTGATATAGATGGTGAGAATCCAGAAAGTGCTCGACAGAAAACTATCGGATTAAGTATTGTACTAGATGATTTATGTGTTCCATATCAAATTTACTTTTCTGGAACTGGATTTCATTTAGGTATACCTGGATCTGCTTTTAGATGGAAACCTGCACCTAATCTGCACCTAATGGTAAAAGATGAAATGATGGCTAAAGGTATTTATGAATATGCAGATGTATCTGTATCTGATAAAACTAGACTTATAAGAGTAGTTAATACTCTTAATCAGAAATCAAATCTATGGAAAATTCCTCTTTTACAGAAAGAATTACATAGTTCAATAATTGTAATACAAGAATTAGCAAAGAATAAACGCTCCACTTATCAATGGCAAACATTAGAATGTGAACCTGTGTTTGATGTATTGAAACGTAAAACTGTTGCAAGTGATAAAACTTTTGAAACTGTTACTCTTGGTAGAACTCCAGATCCCGTATGGTATCCGTGTATTCAAACCATGATGTCTGGTGCTGGTCAAGGATCAAGACATCAGATAGCTTTACGTGTAGCAGGATTTTTAAGATGGAGATATCCGGAACATGTAGTTAGGCTTGTTATGGAAGATTGGAGAAAACGTGTTGATTTAGATACTGCTATGCATTCATTTAGTAAGAAAGAAATGGATAAGATAGTAACTGATTGTTATGAAGGACATAAAGGTAATGGCTATAATTATGGCTGTACTGATGTTCATATGGATAATCATTGTCAATCTACATGTAGGCTTTATAAAGCTAAGAAGTCTCAACACATGATGGATGCTAAAGCTATGGAAAAAGAACTTGTTGATTTTTTTACAAGAGATCTAGATCCAATAAATATAGGTAAATTATATGGTCAAGATTTTCCTATATATCCAGGTGAAGTAGTAGTTTTACAAGCACCACCTAAGTCTATGAAAACCATGCTCTTACAGAGTTGGATACATAAACTTAAACGTCCAACATATTTCATTGAAATGGAAATGTCACCACGTCAAATGTGGATGAGATTCGTTATGATGGAAAAAGGTTGGGATGAAGATGAACTTAAAGCTCATTATAAACAGTATGCTAATGGAATTTCTCAGAATTTCGATTGGCTTACTATCGATTATAATAGTTGTTATTCTCATGAATTGAATAAACGTATCATGATGTTACCATATAAACCTGAGATAGTTGTTGTAGATCACATGGGTTTATTTAAATCTCAGAAACATGACAATAATATGAAGGTTGAAGAAGTATCTCAGGCTCTTATGGAAGTTGCAATTCAGAATAATGTAGTAGTATTTGCAGTATCTGAAATAACTAAGCAAGCATTCCATGAAGGTATGGATATAACTTCAGCTAAAGGATCATTTAGAATTGGTTATAATGCTAATAAAGTGCTCTCTCTCACACCATATAAAGATGATAAAAATCTTATCAAATCTTTAAAGGTTGTATGTACAGCCAATAGAGAAAGAGAAACTCTAAATTTAGAACTACTTGTAAATGGGACTGAAATAAAATGATACAGATCACAAAATGGCTAAATCCTAATGATGAAACCTGGTATAAAGGAACTTATATCACTGTTCGTGAGTGGTTGATGATTGAGAAAGAACATATTGCCAATTTTACCGGTAAGACTACCACTATCAGAACTAACTCAGAAGGAGCTAAAGCTATATTTAGACAAAGGATCAAATGAGAGATAAAATGATGGAAGAAGCTGATTGGAAAGATGGAATAAATGCTTTCAGATCTAGAGTTATAGACCAGTTAGACGGAATAATTCAAGTACTTGATATACTTGAGAAAGACATAGCAAAATTAAAACAACAAACAAAAGGAGAACCCCAATGAACCCTTATTTACCAATAAGAAAAGTACCATTAGATTATAATGGTATATCATCATCTGCTTATGCAGTTCAAATGCAACATGAATCTGGAAAAGGTACTCTAGATACTGAATGGAAAGAAACAGGTGTAGTAGGACATAGTTATCTTTTAGTAGATAATGATAGTGTAAGAAAAGCTGCAGAACAAGTAGCAGAAGAATCTAAACTTCAGTTTGTACATGATAAAACATTCTTTAACGGCCGTAGTTACGCATATTCGTTAAAATCTGATCATGTGGTAGGTGAGGTTGCCCAAGGTGACGATGTGGCCTTAGGGATGCAATTTTGGAACTCATATGACGGTTCTAAAGCATTTGGCTTTGCTATGATGCTTTATCGCCTCATATGTACCAATGGAATGATGAGTAAAGATCATTTCAATACTTATAGATTTAAACATCAACCATCTAATGAAAACTGGGAAGATAGCTTGACAGAAGTAGTAACTAATATTAATAATTTAAGCAATGGATCTCATAATTTAGATGAATTTCTTAGAAATCTCAGATCTCTTAGTAACTTAAATGTTACTACAGAAGAATTAGGTAGACTTAGACATAATCATTTGAAGGATGTTCCAATTCAATTGTGGGGTAATATAGTGGATCGTTATACTGATCCAAATAACCATGTTCCTCATAATGGTTGGACATTACTTAATGCTGCCACAGATCTTCTTTGGCACAAAAAGAAACCTACTGTTGCTAGTTATGGACAAAACTCTACAATAGTAGATGGTCTATGTCAGGCGGTCGCTTAAAAGCACTGCAAGATATGTTTAAACGTGTTCTCCTCGAGAATGTAGAACTGAAAAGAAAAGTTCGTGTTCTTGAGGAGATACTTCGTTCTTATTTACCAATTTTAACAAGGAGAAAAAAGGATGAATAATCAAATAGTAAAGCTAATAAGAAAACGCCTGGTTAAGGGTGAAGAACGATACGGTAAACAGAATATTGCATCTGATGGTAGAGACTTTATTCAAGAAGCTCTTGAAGAAGCACTTGATTGTTCTGTATATTTAGCAGGTCAGTTAATTGAGATTCAAGCAAAGCTGAAGAGTAAAAAAAAACTTCCTGATTATGAATGTATAGGAGATCAATGTATTTAAATTGTAAACGCACCGATGAATGAGGTAGGGCAATTGTTGCCTCATAAAAATGCTGGGCATGTAAAATGTACTCTGACGAGAGTTGTGTCAGACTATAAACACACACGGTTACCATCCTGATAGCGGGATGAGGGGCTAACGTTTACATTGAAGTAGGTTCTGGTGCTTTCCTCTAACCAATTAGCACCAACTATTATGTATGGAATAAATGCAAAGTTACCTAAATCTTTATTCACGTGTTTTATGTGCCGCACCACAAAAATACAGGATTCTTATATTTGGGGAAACTTTGCTATCCCACCTGAGCATCCTTATGAAGAGCAAAGGATTTGCAAAAAGTGTGCCGTAAAAGAACACGGTAAGAAAAATAAACTAGATAAAGTAATAGATGAAAGGACTAAAGAATGGCTAAGAAAACAGCAGTAAAAGAAAAGTATGCAGGACATAAAGTAAAATTACCAAATATGAAAGTTGAAACACCATACCCTGAAAAAGTTAAGAAGTCTGATGTTGATTTTATAGGTGAAGAATTAGCTAAATTGTCTGAAAGACTTAATGAAGTAGAGCTTTCTGTATCTGATATTGCTAATAAACTTAAAGTAGTAACAGGTAGAATGGGTTTATAATGGAAAGAGAAGGTGATTTAGGAAATTATTTAAGATTTAATTTTGAAAACGCTGTTGAAATGATAAATAAATTAACTAAAGATAATAATGCTTTACTTGATAAAATAGAAGAATTGGAAATTAAATTATATAATAAAGAAATGCCATCCATAAAAAGAGAGCCATTGCAAACTAGATTTGCTGAGATATCTAGAGAAGCTAAAACTGCAATGGAGCGATTCACAACCAAATTAAAAAAGGAGATCAATAAAGATGCCAAGTCCAAGCAAAGCCAAGGGCAACCGATTTGAGAGAGAAATAGTTAATACAGTTCTGAGTTCAGGATTCAATAAATGTAAGCGTGCATGGGGGAGTAATGGAGCTGCTCTCGGTATGCATGAAGAAGTTGATGTCCTGTTAGGTGAAGACTTTAAAATTCAAGCTAAATGTAGGAAGAAATTAGCATCATTTCTAGTACCAACTGAACATGTAGATGCTGTAGTATGTAAGCAGGATAGAGGTGAGACCCTTATTATTATGAGATTTGATGACTGGTTAGAAGAAAGATTCATTTGTTCAATGCCGGAGGATAGATAATGCACACTATGTTTAAATTCGGTGACCATTGTTTAGCTGGAATAAGTATGATGTATATTGAGCCAGTAAAAACATACTCATTATTAGTAACATTTATGTTACTACATATAACAATAGATATATTGAATTATGGATTTAGAATCGGGTTAAATATTGGAGATGGTGAAATATTCTTTAAATTGCAAACTGGAATAAGGGCTCGATCTTGAATCGGGCCTTTATCTGTTCTGAAGTTCAAGTATCAATCTTCTCAAATTATCATCAACATTATCTTTCTTTTTCCTTTTTATTC